GCTGATACCGCCGTCCGGATGCGATTGACCGCAATGAGAGACACGGCCCCGATGTTGCGGGCAAACCCATTGGCTGACGACACATTCATCCGATGCGAGGATGCTCGTGTATAGCCGATGCATGGATTGTCGCCAGATAGATCGATTGCTGGCTGATTGGCCGCGGTTGTTTGCACCTTGTGACGCGCGTTGCCGGTTTGGTCATAGACCGTTGTGACAAATCCTGTCGCCGCTCCCAGCCAGGTGCTGACCGCAGCATTGTCGAGCCAACCATCGGCAAGAGCTCCGAAGTCCAGCTCAGCGTCATCCGAGCTGCGGCGGAGCCTGACGAGTGGACTGTTTTCGGGATAGCTCGTCAGCACGCGCTTGGTGGAATGAACCGCATAAAGATTGTCGAGTCCATCCAGCTCGCCAACGAATACCGCGCCTCCCCCGCCCTGCGCTCCGATCAACAGGCCTAGGGATAGCGAGAGCGACATCGCGGGGAAGTCTCCGAAAGTGTTGGGTGGCTATTTGCGGAACTGTTTGGCGAAATCGGCGTCGAGACGGCCGAGGACGCCGATCATGTCGTCGGAGGCGAGGAAATCCTCGACTAGGTCGACGAACTTTTTTTCGTCGACCTCGGGCAGCCTGACCTTGCGCTCGTCCTTCATCTTCCAGGCGGCGAGGGCGGATGTCAGGGCTGGATCGTCGTCATTCATGATAAATCAGTCCGTCTATCTGCGATTTTAAGGGTGTCGGAACGAGCCTTTAACCCACCAGCGCCCTTCGGCTTTATCGCCTCCCGCTACCACAGCGGTCTGTCGCTGGCACTGCTCTCCCCTAGACAGTGGGGCGGCTGGTCAGGCCACTTTGGTCTTCACGGACTGAACTCTGTAATTCCCCGGAAGCCTGAGGCTGAATCACGCTTTGAACCTCAGGCTTCCGTTTCCCAACGGGAGGAGGGAATTTGGTCGCCCTTGCCGGAGTGACCGGCTTGACTTCGAATACAGGCGCCACAGGGTCGGCATTTAAGCCGAGTGCGATTTTCGCCGTTATCTCTGATGCCTTCGGTTCTATAACCAGGGCGGAAACTTGAAATCATCTAAGCCTGATTTGCTGGTCTTGCGCAAGCGGAAAGGCGACATCGGCGGAGACAATCCACTGAGAACGGCGTTCGATTGTTGGAGAGATTTCCGGTTATCGCTGTATTGCAGGCGCAATTATGAGCTTGGATTAGAAGATGTACTTAGGAATTTCGGCTGTCAAGAAAAAAATGAGGTTCATGCGATTTTTTTTCTGCTTGTGGATAAACTCCGCTGCATCTCAATGGTTATGCGAACAGTTTCAACGGCTTGCTCCAATTCCTGCTGCGTGAACCGTGTCGCCATGCCATAGTGCTCCGACAGCATCGCCAGGGCGAAATGCAAGATCACGCTGGCCTTTTGACTTTGCTGCGATTGCGATAGCTCCGGGTAATACCAGTAACCCAGATGCCAGAGCGGGCGCTCGTCCTCGGCGGCGCACTCCAGCCAGCGCAGGGCGCGGCGGAAGAACGGATGTACCGACTTCTCGGCGACGGCGCGGCGCTGGCCCATCTCCATGGCGCGCTCGGCTGGCCCCATGCTCTGCATGTCGCAGTCATAGCGGGGCAAGAGCTTCGACGTCGCCGGCCCCTTGTGGCGCGATCCGGCATAGTGGCGCATGTAACGGAGCGCGGCGTCATACTCCTGGTCGTTGATGGTGCCGCGCTTGTGCAAGGTGTCGATGACCGGGGTAATGCGCCAATAGGCCGTCGCCGTCGGGAAGCCGGCCTCGTTGTGGATGATGTTGGCGACGATGTTCTGCCCGGCTTCCTTGGCTCTGGTGACGCGGGCAGGTGTTGGATCGAATTCGGCGCCGGTCGGGCCGCGTTTGGTGAGAAAGGCTTCTAGCTCTGCAGTGTGCTGAGCGTGGTCAGCTTTCTTTTTGGCTTTCGTAGCCCTGACGACTGCCATCAATCCCCCTGGAATGCGCGGCGCTCTTGAATGGTGGGTCCTTCGATTCTTCGCCGATTTCCGCACATCCAGCAAGAGCAGACTTTCAAATGCTCGGCGGCTTTCTCGCAGGCTTGCAGGCTTCCGACACCTTGCCTTCAAGCAGGAGCTCCTGATAGGCCGCGCCGGCGGTGTATTCGCTGACGCCTGCGAGTTTGGCATAGCTCTTGATCAAGGGCAGGCCTGGATTGGCCAGGATCACCTGCTTGGCTTTGTCGCGCTGCATAGCGCGGGCGCGCTCGATCTTTCTCTGGTTTATCGCCTCGCTGACCGAGCAGAGCGGCCCATGCTTGCGCTCGTAGGCGGCCGCGATCCTCGCGCACATCGCCCCGATGACGTCGAGATGGTCATAGCCTTGCGGAAGGCAGAAGCGGCGCCTGCTCTTCTCGTTCAGGTTCTGCTTGGCCAGCCTGGCGTCGATCTCCCTTTGCGCGGCGATGCGGGAGAGAATGGACGTGGCGGCTTTGCCGATGGGGGTGAAGGTGTCAGACATCGAAGGGGCCTTTGTAGAGTTCGCTGGCCTTGACCGGGGTTATGGTGCCGTCGCCGTTCACCCTTGCGGCAACCGTCTGGTCCGACCCCGATGCAACGTCAACGCCGAGGCTGTAGCGATGCACGACAGGTGTCGTCATGATCTTAAACAGTTCGTCGCGCCGCTCAACCGCCTTGCGGTTCATGCTGGCGATCCATTCCTGCACGAATGGGTTCCGCTTGAATTCGTTCAGTTTGGTCGAGGGGACAGGCTGCGGTGTCGGCTCTTTGAGGCGGAACGTCAGTTCCTTCTCGATGGTCTCTGCCAGATTCTGCTTGATCAGCGTGCCGTCGGTTTCGATGCGGTCGAAAATTGCATCGGCCAAGGCTAAGGCGAGGTCGTGGTGGTTAGTCATTGAGGGGAATCCTTGCTCTCGAAAGCCAGACACCAGTCGCCGCCTTTGGTCTTCGGCCAGCCAGCCGCGCCGCTCTCGATCGTCGGGGTCGCGATGTACTCCGGCGACTTCGCCCGGCATTGTCCGGTCCAGAAACGCGGGTTTTCGCCGACATCGTAGGTCGGATTCCACGCCTTGCAATAGAGGCAGATTTCTTTCTCATCTTTGCTCATTAACCAAATTCCTTTCGAGGTACTGTCGCCCCCACAAGCTTTTGTCAAAAGAAGAATGATATCTGTAGCTTGCATTGTCAAACCATAAGCCAACTTTTCCCTCGAAATCCCCATTTCTTTGCTTGGCGACGTTAACGATTACGCCTGGCTTATCGATCCTGTGTCTTTCGGCTTCTTCATACTGTCCCGCAATCTCCAGTTTCCTGATGTCGTCTTCTTGCGCTTTATTCCGCCAGACCGAGAGAATGTTGAAAGCGTTGGCGCCGATTTCCGATGCGCCCTTGACATCTTCCGTTTCCGGCGCCCCTGTCTGACTGCTGCCCTTCCGGGAATGAGCCACAATATGCAAATGGCCATCGGTCCCAGTGATCCAGTCGACCAGACGAAACACAGCTTTTTCCTGTCCGACATAGTCGTCACTGGCAATGCCGATCCGCATCAAACTGTCTAGGATATGCTGGTCACAGCCATATTTGGCGCGGGCATACTCGAACACCTCGATCAGAGATTCGACACCGGCCTTGCCGATGCGGTCATAGATCAGCAGCCCTTGTTCCAGCCATTTCATGCTGGCATCGATGTACGGCGCGGTCGGTCGGTCAACGCCAGTAACCTGCTTGGCCATCCGCTTCAGCGTGGCTGCGCCTTTCATTTCCAGGCTCGCAACGCAAACCCTACTGCCCTGATTGACCCAATCAACGGTGCAGTCAGACAGGATCTGGCTCTTGCCCATGCCTGACGCGCCCGTCCAAAGCGTCATCTCACCGGGCCGGAACAGCAGCTTGTCGCCGAGCTTGCCATAGGGAGTGCGGTAGCCGACATGTGTCCCTTCTGCTGGCCAGAACAAATGGATCACAGCGTCGGTGTAGTCCGTCGGCTTGCGCAGGCCTTCCGGATCTAGACTGACAGCCTCCTTGATTGCCTGATCCATTGCCGCGCGCGCCGCGCCGTTCATCAGACACTCGTTGCCGTCCTTCATCGGCATCTTGACGCGGTAGCAGCGGTGCCGACCCAGGCGCGTGGCGATCTCGGCCGCGGCCTTTTCGCCTTCCGGGTCCATGTCGAGCGCGAGGTAGATTTTCTCAAATCGTTCCATGCGCTCGTATTCGTTCTCGATCCATTGCTGCTTAGCACCACCACCGCCGCCGAATGGTACGGAAAGCGCCTGCCGCCCATAGGCGGCCCAGGACATGGCATCCAGCTCGCCCTCGGTCAGCACCACCTCGCGCGCATTGGGGTCGATTGCCTGCCATCCGAACAGGACCGGCTCGCATTCCTTCGCCGTCGGTTTCGGTCTGGCGCCATTCTCCGCCTTGCGGGTCTTGACCAGCGCCAATTCCCCATCGGGAAGCAGGAACGGAAACACGATGGTGTCGCCATTCATCTCGCCGACCTTGTAGCGCCCGATGATGGCTTGCGGGATATTGCGTTCCTCGGTCAGGTAGTCGCGGACGCGGCCGGAGGGAGCCTCGCATTTCGGCTTCGGCGGGCGAACATAGGTTTTCTTTGGCTGAAACGCAGCCTTTGGGCGGACCATACCGAGCCAGTCGCGGGCCTCGTTGATGGCCTCAGCGAGCGTCGTCCGGCGCGTTGCAACCCACAGATCTAGGAAGTCACCAGTCTCTCCCGTGCTGAAATCGCACCACACCCCGGCCTTCTGCCCGACCAGATGCACCCCTAAGCTCTTGCCCTTCTCGCCATCGGTTGAGCCCGCTCGCCACTCCTGACCTTCCTTGCGGCCATTGGGCAACAGATATTCCGCCACGGCCTGAGCGCTGGCCGATAGCGCGCGCTTGATATCAACGATATCGCTCAAAGCACGCCCCGGTATAGCTCAGATTGCTTGTTTGCGGCTTTTGCTGCCGGCGTGCCGTATTTTGCCTCACGCTGAAGCGTGTTCCGACACCAGTTCTGCCAAGTCGACCGCCAATTTTTCTTAAATCCCTTGCTGTCCGGAACCGAGAGCCAGTAATCCTTGAACTTGGCCGCCTGCGCTATCACCCATTCGCGATCCCGCTTGCATTCGTGCATTGACCATTGCCCCCACTCATTGGGCAGATACCAACTTTCTGAAAGCCTGGAACTTCCATCCTCGCGGACGCGCTCATACTCTCTCTCTAAATTATTATTGTTCTTAACATTGTTATATTGTGGCCCTTTCTCTGGCCCTTCCACTGGCCCTGGCTCTGGCCCTTGACGGTCGGAGATGCTGATAATTTTGGCTGATTTTAAGGGTTTTTCGGAGAAAACCTCTGGCCCTTTCTCTGGCCCCAGCACTGGCCCAACCTCTGGCCCTTGATTCGGGGTCGGATCTGGCGTATCAGTGAGCCTCATTAGCTCATAAACGGTCTGGTAAATATCGTAATTGCAGATGCTCAGGATGTTGTTGTAGTGGCCGCGCGCCGTCTGCTCGGTTCGGACCATGAATTCCTCTTCAAGGCGAGAGAGGAAGACGCGGACGGTCTTCTCTGACCAATTCCACCGGCTGGCTAGCCAGTTGCGCGCGGCCATAAGTTGGCCGCGGCGCAAGGTGACTGATTTGCCCTTATTGAGAACCTCGAATGGTTTCCATTGCGCCTCCATCAGGAGGTCTTGCCATGCCTCGTATCGCGAGTATGAGCCTTTTGACGGGTCGGCTGGCGTCACCGGCTGCCCCATGCCGACAACAGG